GTAAATTGTTAGCGGTTAAACAAGTGTTCAAACGAACACAAATGCTGATAGAGATACAGTTATGATATCACAGCTTTTAATCATAAAGGGCGTCATCATCATAAAAGACTGACTAATCAATCTCTTATTTTTAACAAATGTTAAAAGATGATGTAAAAGTTTTTATAAAACAAGGTCATTAACGCAAAACCTGAGACCTCAAAAATAATATATCTCTAAAATCACTTAAAGAGATTTAAACCTTATAGTAAGGTTATATATATAAATAAATAAAATGTTCATCAATGAATGACTCACATTAAATTACCTATATATGGTACCAACTTTGTTATTAATTAACCAGTTGAATAAGGATCACCAGTTAACATATCTCCTAATTTACCAGTTATGGCTTCAAAAATATTGTTTCCGAAGAATTTTGATAATTTCTTTGTTACTTCTGAAGTCAAGTCTGAAACTTAAGATGGACTCCAGGATTCGAAAACTAAAGTTGGTATATATTCGACTGTGGTTACTACCTCAACTCTGAATGTATCTGAAGTGCTTATGCCTGAAAATAAAGCATATATTGGAGACCTGCTACAATAAGAAGCTAAATCCACGTCTGTTAAATCAGGATTTAAACCAACTCCTTAATTAGATCCTTAAGCAAATATAGAATCCATAGGATCTAATGGTAACCAAATATACTTTATACCTTCTTATCCTACTCCTGCTAATTGTGCCTCGTATGAAGTAGGATATTATCTTAACTAGTTAACACTTGGTATACTTACTGTTCCATTTCCTCTAGCATTATAAGTTTTACCAGGAATACAACCAAATGTTATAACCCCTTGTTTAACTGTTATGTTAGCGGATGGTATAATTCTTATACCACATCTTACGGTTCTGGCTGATACCCATCTACCGTTAGTTGTGTTGGCTGGATCTGCTGTCCAGTAGTTAGTCGGATTATTTTACACATTATCTCCTCCAGCTAAAGGATGTGTAATGACTCTATTTGGAGCAGATACGGTTCCTGATGAAAAACTATTAACCGTACCAGGAGCATAATTCAGTAAGTTCAACCATGAAGTACTATTTGATAATGATTGTTAAATGAACCATTAAGGGTATAACAATATAGTAGCATTGTTAGTACCTGGAGTCCAATCTGCTTCGTATTTAAAATCCAAAAGAGATGTAGGTTAATAGAAATCATTAGGTGCTCTGCAACTTACTGTATTAAATGGATTTAAAACGCTCTCAACATAAGCTAATGCTGGTTTCTTAGATTGTATTCTCTTACCCATTTATTAATCTAAATACTTTTATTTATTCTTTCTATTCCTGGATCCTTCCATACCAATTTGATGTGATTAATCTTAAAGTTCAACATTTTCGTATTGTACTTTATTAGATAGATCTTTCTGTTGTTAATCTTTATTAATCATCAAAAAAGAATCTAACATGGATATCTAACACTACTTAATATGTTATTTAAGCCATTATGTGTCAAACTAATCAGCATAAGTGTTATAATGATCCTTAACAACTTAAAGTGCTGATGTATATCTGATATACAATGGAATAGAT